AAATGATTCTACATTTAAATTTAAATGTAATGTAAGATGTTTAATTTCATATTCTTTTAAACGTGGTATTAATCAATTTAGAAAAAATGCTAAAACTGAAGATATATTGGGTTGCACAATAGAAGAATTTAGAGATTATATTTCATTAAAATTCACAAAAGGAATGAGTTTTGATAATCACGGTAAATGGCATTTAGACCATATTATACCATTAGCTTCTGCGGAAACAGAAGAAGATATATTAAGATTAAACCACTATACTAATTTTCAACCATTATGGGCTGCTGATAATATTAGTAAAGGTGCTAAAATTGTTTAAAACGCTTTAAAATGCAATATACGATATACTATGGCTAAAAAAGTAAGTAGAAGTTCGTTAGTTAAAAAGTTAGATACTGTTTTCAGTCAATACATACGACAAAGATATGCAGTAAATGGTGTAGCTGAATGTGTTACTTGTGGTAAACAAGATGAATGGAAAAAACTACAGGCCGGCCATTTTATGAGTAGAAGGCATTACTCAACACGTTGGGATGAAGATAACGTACAAGTACAATGCTACGGGTGTAATGTTATGAATCAAGGGCAACAGTTTTTATACTCTAAATACTTGGGTGAAGAAATGTCAATAACTTTATTAAATAAGTCACGTGAAATAGTTAAATTTGCTGATGTAGATTTACTTGAAAAAATAGAATACTATAAAAGTAAAATATAAGATTTGTGTATTTGCGGTACTAATAAATCTAAATTAATCTCTCTGTTCTTTGTTATTGTCTGAAAATTGGGTAGTGTAATAGCTACCCTTTTTTTATGAACTGTGTTAAAGTTATGTTAAAAAAAATTAGTGTATACTTTTTTGATATACATTTGCTTCATCAAACAATAACAAATAACAAATTATGAAAACATTTTTAAAGAATTTTATTCAAAAAGCAGATTATCAGTACGCATTCTGTATGATTGCAGCAATGTATTTTTTATTACAAATAATTTTTAGATTCTAATGAAAGATTTAATAGAGTACCAAAGATTTCAAATTGAAGCTTTGCAGAAAAAAGTTTGCAAAATGAATACAATGCTATCACAATTAGAAACGTATTGCTTCGAGTTAGCAGATTCAGAATGTCCTGCTGATTACAAAACAATAATTAAACAACAAATTTACCAATTAAAACAAGAAAACAATGCCTAAGACAGAACTAACATTAGCAGAAAAACTATCTAAAATACAGGTAGAATTTAAATCAAACAAAAGCAGGTTTAATAGCTTTGGTAAATATAACTTTAGAAGTGCTGAAGATATATTAGAAGGTTTAAAACCATTTAATGAAAAGTATGGTGTTTACTTTACAATACGTGAAGAAGTAAGTGTAATATTTGAAACTACACCAATACTAATTTCAACTGCTACGATTCACGATAACAACGAAATTAACGAAATAGAAGCTACTGCAATTGTAGGTGTAGATTTACAACAAAAAGGAATGCAAGTACCACAACAGTTTGGTTCTGCTTCAAGTTATGGTAAAAAGTATGCATTAGGTAACTTATTACTAATTGATGATACACAAGATGCTGATGCTACTAATTCACACGGAAAAGAAAGTAAACCGGTATCAGAAGAAAAGTGGTTAAATAAAAATACACCTGAATTTAACCAAGCAATTGAATATTTAAAAAAAGGTGGTAATATTGCAACCATAGAAGCTAAATATAAATTAGCAAAAGCAGTTAAAGAAGAACTTTTAAAAATCAAATAAATATGAGTACATTAATTAATTTTAGTTTAAGGGTAGACAAACTACCAAAAGAAAAATTTGTAATTGGTAAAGATGGTGCTGTATACTACAATGGCACAATATCAATTAGTGATGAAACAAACCAATGGGGGCAAAATGTTTCTATTACTGATTCACAAACGCAAGAAGAACGTGAGGCTAAAAAAGCTAAAAACTATCTTGGAAACGGAAAAGTAGTTTGGACAGATGGTAAAGTTACAACTGCCACAAAGCAAGAAGCTAAAGCAGCAGTAGAAGAAACATCGGATTTACCATTTTAATTTAATAGGGGTGTAAAAGCCCCTTTTTTACACAATGACAAAAGACAAAGATTCACAAAGATTAATAATGCAACTTTATGAAGAAGAATGCTATATAAATCCATTAGAAAAAGTAGAATACCCTTTACCTGCAATTTCATTTGGAACTAAACAATTTGAAACAAAAGATGGTTTAATTGAATACCCTATACCGGTAGGAACATATGGAAACTTTAGTTTTGTACAAGCACCACCTAAAAGCAAAAAAACGTTCTTTATTAGTTTACTATCAGCAGTATATTTAAACGATGAAATAAACGGTATTTCAGGCGATTTAAAAGGAAATAGACAAGGCAAACATTTGATTCATTTCGATACTGAGCAAGGGAATTTTCACGCTTCTTTAGTATTTAAAAGACCTATGGAAATGTCAGGAAATAAAATAGAAAACTATCACACGTATGCATTAAGACAATTAAGCGCACAGGATAGAATAGATTTTATAGAATACTGCTTATACGACAAATTAGAAGGTAAAGAAGTAGGTGTAGTTATAATAGATGGAATAGCTGATTTATGCAGTGATGTAAACAATATAGAAGAATCTAATTTAGTGGTTCAAAAGTTAATGAAATGGACAAAGGAACTGCATTGCCATATTATAACAGTTATTCACTCTAATTTTGGAACTGATAAACCTACAGGGCATTTAGGTTCAGCATTAGAAAAGAAAGCAGAAACACAAATACAATTAGAACTAAACACAGTAAACAAAGAATTAGTAACTGTATCTTGTAAAAGAAGTAGAAACACAAGTTTTGAAAGTTTTAGCTTTAAAGTAAATAAAGCAGGTTTGCCACAAGTAGAAGGTAATTTATATGACGTATTAAAAGGAGTTTTTTAAGATGATAACACTAAAAAATAAAATTAAAGAATTACAAAACGATGCTGCACGTATGGAATTACATTGGTGTGATAACAACGAACTATTGCATTATTTTAGAAGCATACAAACGAACTTAAGTTTAATTGAACGATTATGTGCATTGGAATCTAAATTTGATTATATTGCGCTTGAAGATTTAATGAATGGATTACAAGATAAAGATGAAACACTAACAGACATAACAGTAAATTTTAGAATTAAACCAATAGAACGTGAAAGAAAAGAAGCACGTATAACCGCTAAAATGTTTTAGGTTTACTTTGATACAAAAAATGTGCGATTTTGCATTTACTTTAAAACAATAATTTATGATTTTATTTCTTGTTTGCTTTTGCTTAATTTGTTTAATAGTATTTCAGTTTGTAGACTGTGAAATTATTATAACACCAATTAAAGGTGTAATGCTTGGTGCATTATATAACGATGATGTTTATGAAGATGAAACTGAACACACAATACAAGTGCTTTTATTCGTAATTTCATTTTCATTTATATGGACAACAAATGGCTAAACCAAGTAGCAGCACATCACGCTGAATGGATTAAAATTATTAATTCGTTTGGTGAATATGATTACGCTGAAGATATTGTACAAGAAACGTATATTGCATTATACAAGTATGCAGATGCAACAAAGATTATAGATGCTTCAGGCAATGTTAGAAAAGGCTATGTATTTTTTACGCTAAAGAGTTTATTTTTTCAGTACTATAACAAAAAAATGAAAGTAAACAAAGTATCGATAGATGAACAGTTTACTTTATTTGACAATTCTAATTTAGAAGAACAGGAAGCATATAATAACATTTGTATGCTAATTGATGCAGAAATAAAGCAGTGGCATTGGTACGATGAAAAGCTATTTAAACTTTATCGTGATACTGATATGTCGATGCGTGATATAGCTAAAGAAACAAACATCAGTTTAATATCTATTTTCAATTCAATTAAAAACTACAAAGAAATATTAAACGCTAAATTTGGTAACGATTACCAAGATTACATTAACAACGATTATTCAGGAATTTATTAAAATTAAAAAAAACAAATTATGCCTTGTTACGACCCAATGAATAATAATAGTGTTTCAACACGTACAGAATATGTTAATAGACCATATCCTATAGATAATCCAAAAGATAAAGAATTAATAATTCAATTAGAAGATAAAGTTAAAAATTTAGAAGCAGGTTTATGTGCAGTATTTTCTGAATTAGAAAGGAAAGGAATTGCTAATGAAGTTATTTCACAGGCTTCAAAAAGTGGATTAATTAATTTAATGGATTTTTGGTTAAAACACTCAGAAGAAGATGAAACACGAATCAGTAGAGCATTACACCATTTTAGCGAACACGAACAAATTTTAATGAAAAAAATATTAAACAAAAACACAAAATTATAATATGGCACGAGGTAGAAAAAAAGCAACAGGTTTAGGTGATACAATAGAACAAATCACAGAAGCAACAGGAATTAAAACAGTAGTAGAAAAGTTTAGCAAAGTAACAGGAATTGATTGCGGGTGTGAGGATAGAAAAGAAGTACTAAACAAATTATTTCCTTATTACAAACCAAATTGTTTAATAGAAGAAGATTACAACTATTTAACTAATTTTTTTGCAGTATTAAAAGACCAATTAACAGTTAATCAGCAATACAAGTTAATCGATATTTATTTTAGAATTTTTAATATAAAGTTAGAGAATTCAAACTGTGGTTCGTGTTGGCGGGATAGAATATCTGAAATTAAAAAAGTATATAACGAATATGAGTTAGATGCTTAATTGGAAAGAAGAAGATTTATTTAATTGGTTAAAGGAAAATAAATTTCCTGATTTGGTTAAATCTAAAAATCAAATGTCAAGGTGGGATTGTTACTCACCTGATACTAAATTTAGATTGGAACTTAAATGTAGAAAAGCACATTACGATACTTTACTACTTGAAAAGAAAAAGTACGATGCAATGATAGAAGAATGCGAAAAGCATTTAGATATTCCTTTGTACATTAATTCAACACCACAGGGCATATTTTCTTTTAATCTTTTAAAAATATTCCCAATATGGGAAATTAACTATCTGAATCCTGCAACTACACAATTTACAAACACAAACAGAATAGCAAAAGAAGTTACATATTTACAAATTAATTTAGCAGACAAATTATGAAAGAAAACCCAATACAATTAGAGTATTTAAAATCAGTATTACTATCGCAGTTATTACTTGAATCAAATGAAAATCTATTCTTTACAAAGCAATACAAGCAACAAATAAAGCACAAGATTAATTCGTTGAATAAAGATTTAGAAGAAGTAGTACGTACTGAGTATGCAACGATTTATAAAACTGATGCAGAAATGACTACAAACATTTTAAATGCAATAGATGATATTATAAGTAAATTGCAAACTTCTACTATAGATGAACTTGTAATGATAAATGCAGTAATTGATAAATACAAAGAAAATAAAGAATGGTTTGCTGAATACGCACAAGCAGAATTTTTAAGAATCGATGGCTAAAAAGCAAGAAGTTAAATACTACCCTGCACACCAAGAACTAAATGATATGCGCATTTGCCACCAAAACAATTTAGCTTATGTAATTGTGCCTACCGGTAGTAATAAATATTGGATTAGTAAATACAGTTTAAACGATTTACACAGGGTAATTTATTTAGAAGAAAATAACGTAAGAAAAGAATTTAGCCAATACGAAGCAGATAAAAAGATTATGGAACTTTACACACAACACTCAAAAAGATTTAAAAAATGACACCTAACCACTACGACAATAACAAAAGCTACGATGTAATAGATTTTGTAAAAGATTATGATCTAAACTTTAATGAAGGAAACGTGATTAAATATGTAGCACGTGCAAGAAAGAAAGATAACCAAATAAAAGATTTAGAAAAAGCAATAGATTATTTAGAAAGAGAATTAACACACGTAAGAAAAGAACAAGCAAAATGGATAGAACTGAACAAATAGTATTTGAAACATTAGAATTAGAGTTTAAATTGACACAATTAATTAAGAAACGAGAACAACTATATTTAAAAGGTAGCAATGATGAAAAGCTAAATGATAAAATTAGAGATGTACAACATAAATTAAGAAGCAATGCCACTACCAAAACCTAAACCAAGTGAAAAGAAAACTGATTTTGTACAAAGATGTATGATTGATGAAAAAATGAAAACTGAATATCCGGATACTGAACAACGATATGCAGTTTGTAGAGAACAAGTAAAGGGTAGCAATTAGCTACCTTTTTTTAAATGTTAAAGTTTTGTTAAAATGTATTTTGTATTAATAACTTGTTTATATTTGCTTATGATTTAAAAACAAAGACAAATGGCATATTCAAAAAACCCTTTATCAAAACGAGAAACTATATTTGAAATAGAATATAGATTAAAACAAGAAGCAAAACAATTACTAAAACAAATTAAAAATGACAAAGACAGAAATTTTAAACGAACTACAGTTACTAACTGATTTAGCAAGTACAATGAGTGATTCATTTACTTACAACAAGCTAACTAAAATCAAAAATTCTTTAGAATCTTTATGGCAAATAGAATATGCCTACTTTGAAGAAATTAAACAGGTATTGAACTACGATGAAACAATGGACAATTTAAACCAATTAAATATTAGATAATGATTACAACTTTAGACAACAAGATTTGGGATAAAAAAGAGATTTTAGATAATATGTATAATGATGAATTTTACTATGGTTATTTAGGTAAACAAGCATTATCATCTTCTACATTGAAAATGGTTCTTAAATCGCCTAAAACGTATAAATACGTTACAAAGTATGGCCAATCAGAAACACAGCCTTTACGTGATGGTAAATTATTCCACACATTGATATTAGAACCCGAAAAGATAGATGAACTTGTAATAGTTGATGTAGCTACTAAAGCTAACAAAGTTTACAAAGAAGCAAAAGCAGAAGGTAAAGAAGTATACACTACTAAAGAAATAAAAGATGCTGAACGTTTAGCTGATGCAATTTTAAAGAATGATGAAGCAGTACACTATATGTCTAAAGCAGAATTTGAAGTTCCTGAAATAGCAATGATAGATGGATTACCATTTAGAGCAAAAGCAGATATATTAAAAGATAATATGATAGTAGATTTAAAAACTACTACCGGATTAAATGAATTTCGTTATTCAGCAGATAAATACAGTTACGATTTGCAGGCTTATTTATACCGTGAAATGTTTGGTGTAGATGAATTTGTTTTTGTATGTATTGACAAAGGTAGTTTAGATATTGGTATATTTGAATGTTCAGATGAATTTTACCAAAGAGGCAAAGAAAAGTTAGAACAAGGTATTAGCAATTATAAATACTTTTTTGGTGAAGAAGAAATAGATTTAAACCAATATGTATTAAAAGGAATATTATAAAAAAATAAACAAATGAAATATAAAACTAAATTAGATAATTCAACAGGACAATTATATTATATA